CAATAGGTACTCTATGTGGTATGTTGTATAGTGTTATAACTCTTAAGGCTTTCTTTCCTAAGTCCCCCGCCCCAACGATGACTAATAATCCTGTTAAGGACGCTGCAAGCGGGGATCAAAAGTATACCCAATTACCCCTATGGTAAATAACAAACCATTTATCCTTGGTTTCTAAATATTTGATAATGGTTTTATAAAATAACATTACGATTATCGACAATTTCTCCCTGGTTTTGGGAGATTTTTTTATGGGGTTTTAAGGTTTGAAAGGACTTGACAAACCATTATATCTGTGATATCATCCGCTTCGGGGATATGAGGTTTGAAGGTTTGGAAGAGCAATCTATAATTTTTAAGAAAGGTTCAAAATGCTGCTTTACGATGGGGGCCGAAACTCGCTATATCACCCACTATCCTCCACTTCACTCCACTTCTACCTTGTCTAATAATATTATCAGTAAGATTAATCTGTGGATAACTTGTGGATAACTATGACATTTTTAGCCTATTAGCCTGTGGATAACTATTGATTAGCAGTACAAGGTTCATCAACCCTATGTGACACAAACTCACCACATGGACAATAATCTGTCCTACAATGGCAGTTGTCTTTATCAATCAAACCATCATTAACAGGTAGAGGGTTACACTTCTTGTTGCTTACATGAGAGACATATTCTCCACATGGAGAAAACCCTACATTATCATAGGCCATCTGGGTATGTCCACCTTGCTCTGTTCCTGTACATAATTCTGGGTTCATATAGACATTCTATCATGCTATACTTAAACAATGCTAAACATCTTATGCTTTAACTGTGGGGGTATGTTTCAAGTACCTTATGGGGTATCAAACCCTACATCCAAGTGTCCAAAATGCGACGGCAAATAAAGATTACGATAGGTCCTTTATAGCCCTATTGACCATACGGATCAAACCTCGTCTAGTTATCTTCGACGCATCAAATGTCTCCGTATAGCCCCCTTGTGGCATATCTGCCTTATCTAGGAAATAACCATACTTGGAAGTAAGGGTTTGTACTACTAGGGATTCTATTGCTCTTGCCTTATCCCGTTCGGAAAACCACCAATACTTGATCAATATCCAACCTTTGGTCCTATGGCTTGCAAACCTTCTACCAGACACATCCGATATCCCTATCTTGACAGCCTTATACACAGGACTGTATAGTATATATAGTAGGGTCATAAGTCTATTATACTTGACATCCCCCGCAATTTATGGGATACTTGGTTTATGAGTAATGAATACATGATCCCCTCAGAGATTCAACTAACTGATGCAGAAAAGGATATGCTCAGAGGTCATGGCTTTACGGTTTGGGAGCCTCACAAAATGTCAAAACAAGAACTACAGGAAGCATATGATTGGTTGGTTGAAAATGGATACTGAGAAAACCTGCAAGTCATGTGGTAAGACATTGCCTTTGGATAACTTCTATAAACAAAAGAAAAAATATACTCTTGCAAACTGTAAACCTTGCCATAAGGCTTATGCTGTTAAATGGCAAAAGGCTAACCCTGAAAAGGTTAAAGAATATGAAAGAAAGTCAAATATAAAACATGGAAAAGCAGATTGGCAAAAACAAAAAAATAACCCTGAATATATGCTGTATAAAAAACTATATAATCAAAGAACAAGTAAAAGAAGAGTAGAGACAGCAACTGCTTGGCAAAAAGCAAATCCAGAAAGATATAAAGAGATTATTGCAAAATCAGATGCAAAGCGTAGAGTATCTAAAGAAGCAAGAATGTACAAGATACTAGATAAAGAACTTAAAAGGCTAAAGACATCTCCGTGTGCTTTTTGTGGATCACAAAAGAACATTACGATAGATCATATTATCCCCGTCTCCAGACTTGGTAACCACTCTATTGGAAATTTGCAGTCTTTGTGTAAGTCTTGTAACTCTAAAAAGAAGACTAAGTTTATATCTGAGTATAAGTATTATTTATCTAAACTATCTACCCCAGAAAATTACAACTATGAGATGTAAAGCCCTAACCAAAAAGAAAACTCCTTGCAGCATAGATGTTGAGGATTTTCGTAAAAATGGTTTGTGCCATGTTCATGACCCCAATGGAAAGTTTAAGATACAGCAACGCAATAAGGGATGGCAAGATCATACCGTCATTGGTGTGTGTGACCACAAATGGTATATGCGTGAGCCAGGCATTCAGTGCATTAAATGCTTTGAGGTATGGATGCAAAATGAGGACACTAACCAATAGTGCCCGTCTAGGGCATAGGAAGGTTTATAACTTCTATTTTGCGCCGAACTTTAAAGACTAATCTTTATATCCCCAGATGCCCCTGAACTCTCTATCTTCAGGGCGGAAGCCACCAGTTACGGCGTGAGCGAGTTTGAACAAATCTGGAATGATCAGGTCGCCTTGTTGCCATTTGTGAACTATTCTAATATCCTCATTGTTCCAAATGATGTCCTCTATCTTTCTTATTAAAGACTCGAAGTACTCTAATTCCCAGTTGTCTGGAGATTGTCCTTTATATGAAACCAGTCTTACCATAAGTGGCTTTGGCAAAATAGTAAACCTAATAACTGGCTCATCTGTTAGCCAATGCTTAGCAATAATTGGGTAACTGTCTGCCAAGTTTGTTTGCTCACTTACGAAACCAGACTTTAACTGTGAATCCTTTACAACATCTGGTTCAGTAATAATGCTATTGGTTAGGAAGTCCTGCTCTTGTTTTGATAGCATATTAAAGACAACATTTGTGTCTACAAAATATGTCTTTCCATTGTTGTTGTCTGTTTTAAAGTTATACATGTTCCAAGTAGAAGCAACAATTGGGTTGATGTAGTATGTATGCTCAACATGCCACTCTACAATAACATCATCTGGGCCATGCTTAAAGTCAGACTTACGAACATGGTTCTCTATGTATTCACTTGTATCATTGAGAAGCGACCAGCCTATTGATTTACCCAGACTTTTAGCAAAACTAAACTGTTCTTCTTGTGTAAGATTGGCATTTCTAAAGCATATTACGGAATCAGATATTAGTTTATCTTTGTAATAATCTGAATTTTCTAACACACTTTCAATACCAGGAAACTCTACAGGAACTACATTAATCATTTTTGCCCTCTGCCTTCTTCTTATGCCATTCCATTGCTTCTCCACCAAATAGGTGTGGGTTTTCTGGGTCCCAGGCCTCAGATGCTAGGTGTGCAACAAACTTACCGCATGGGCAAAGTCCTGGAGCGCACTGACATGTTTCACTTAGGTTGTTAAAGTCTATCTCTTTTTTTCCAACAGGATCAGATGGGTGAGGAATACTATTTTTATTTTCTTCTGTTATCAAAACAAGCAAGGTTGGTGTGTTACACAGGTTGCACTTTGGCTGTCCTTCATACATATCAGGGGTGATATTATTGCCACACTTCATACATCTATATGTAAGTTCCATAGTTTTACTGCCTTTCTAAACAATATTAACTCATTGTATCATATGATATAATCTATATATGAATAAATCTAAGTGCTTCTTTTGCGAAAAGGATGCGACACATTACGATATCGTTGTAAATCACGAAGACTATGTTGTTGCTGATGTGTGCTTAGTTCATTTATCTATGGGCCTTGTTTCATAATGAACAAAAGAATACTAAAAGATGGCTCTGAGGTTGATTCTTTTGATAAGCCAGTTGATTTAATTATTCATACTAAAGCCCCTGGAAAATGGAAACTTACTGATTTAGAAACAGGCGAAGAATATCTTGGCTCTGAGATAAGCACTGATTTTGCAGAGATACTAAGAGAAAAAGTTAACATTAATAAAATAGGCACTTGGGTAAAGACCAAGTGGAAACAAAAGCCAGTAGTTGACTAAACCCTTACTTTAAGGTATACTGAATATATGGAACAATGGATGAACGACTATGCCTCATACATACTTGTATTGAGTGGTGCTGCTGCCATGTTTACCATTGGTCGTAAAAAACGATGGGGATGGCTCTGGTTTATATTTAATGAGTTTATGTGGACAGCCTATGCTCTAATTACAAAGCAGTATGGCTTTATCCTTGGTGCTATCCTATATGGTGTAGTTGGAGTTAAGTCATACATTAGATGGAAAGACTTATCATTAGACAAACATTCATGGAATAATTTCTTAAGATTGGTATGGTCACGCAATGATTAACATGGAAATTCCAGATCCTTTTCAAACCTTTGTAGCCAAGAAGTATGCTAACGCTAAGGGTGCTGTATATGACTTCTTTGCTAAAGAATGGCATATGAAATGTGGATGTTGTAAGGAAGAGTTGTTTGCTCCATCCCGCAAAATCTTAACTAAGATACGCCTATACCATACAAGAAATGAGTGCCTAGGTGGATACTGAGCAAACCTTCGATCAAGAGTTTAGTGTTGAAGAGATTACTAATGCTATAGTTAATCAGGCCAAGGCTGATGTTAAGTCTCGCTATGGTAATAAGAAACGGCATAGACAATGATTTGCCCTACCTGTAAAATGGACAAAGAAAACATTGAGTACTGGGATAATCACCAAACCATGAGTGACTACAGGGTGTGGTGTTTGAATAAGATTATGGTATCATAAGGGTATGCAAAAACAATACTTAGACAAAGACCAAAAGGTTTGGATTATAGAAGACTTTTTAACAGAAGAAGAGTTGTCTTGGTTTAAGTCACAAACTGATGATGAGTCAGGATGGTATCCTACAATGAGATCACCATACAGAAACATACTAAATAAGTTTTTAAATGTTGTGCCAAAGTATCATGCTGATGGCAATATAGAATTTCCAAATGAAAACTCAGAAATATTAGACCTTCCAATATTTTCAAAGCCTGGTGGAGTTTGGGATAGACTTGAATCTGCTCTTCCAGCAGGGTACAAGAGACACGCAACACTACAATCATTTAAGTACATGACAGATAAAGAAATTGTTTCTAATGCAAACGAAGACCTAATAAAAGAATATGGTGTTGATAGAAGCGAGATTGATTTTGCAATGTATTGGCATGAAGATCCAGGTGTAGAGCATAACATTCTAGCATCATTTAGCCTATATCTAAACGATGACTTTGAAGGTGGCGAACTTGAGTTTATGCATCTTCCAATCAAGATTAAGCCAAAGGCAGGAATGCTTGCTGTTATTCCTGGAGGGAAAGAATATACTCACAGGGTAAATAAGGTTCTTGGGCCAAACTCAAGACACACTTTATACGGAAATTCTTTTGTAAACCTTGCAAATGCGCCTGTAAGCACAGCAGATGACTGCTAATTCTAAGAAGAAAAAGGTGCTATAATAACAATATGAAATCTATATATGACATCGAACTGGAATCTGCCGAAGGCGTTCCACACTTTCTTCAACAATTCAAGGGCAAGACAGTCTTGCTAATTAACACAACTGTTGGTTGTGGCAATGCTGGGCAGATGGAATCTATTCAATGGATTCAAGAAGACCTTGCTGGAGAAGACTTCACTGTTGTAGCCATACCTACCAACGACTTCTGTGGTCCAAGCATCACAAAGGGAAAGTGGTCTAAGGGAATTGAATGTGGTCTTGATTCAAAGAATTATGGAGAAGATGTTTATGGTGTTACATTCCCATTCTCAGAGATGATTACATCTAACCCAGCAGATATTCCATTGGAAGCACCATGGCTTGGCAAGGGTCCAGGACTTAATGGTAATGGTCAGCCATTTGGAGAAAGACATGAACTCTATCTAGAAGTTTCTAGTCAGGTTCTTGCTTTGCAAGAGCACAAGAGATCAAACGGAATAGTTGAAAAGACTGATTACGAATCACGCTATCTAAATCAGCATGATGGTGGCGTAATGATGAACGCAAACTTTGAAAAGTATTTGATTGACAAAGATGGTTATGTTGTTAAGCACTATCCTGCTACAACATTAAACTGGGATGTAGAGCGTACCCTTAAGGAAGACCTTATTGCACAAGGCGCTAATCCAACAATGGGTCCTGATAGATCAGAATATATTTTCAATGAAGAAAATGCAGTTATTCGTGATCATATCGAAAGACTTATGGCTGGCGAAAGATCACTTATTAACCCAAACCTTGTTCTATCTAACTAACAGAAAGCAGAAACTCATATGAGTATATATGATTTGTCATTTACTGACAACTCTGGCAATGAAATAAAACTAGATGCATTCAAAGGTAAGAATATACTGATAGTAAATACTGCAAGTCATTGCGGATATACTCCTCAGTATGCAGACCTACAAAAAGTACAATCAGATAACACGGTTGTAATCGGTTTTCCATGCAATCAGTTTGGTAATCAAGAGCCAGGAACAAACCAAGAGATAAAAGATTTCTGCTCAACTAATTATAATGTGACATTTCCACTGTCCCAGAAGGTAGAAGTTAACGGTCCCAATACTCACTCAATATATAGGTACTGTAAAGACAGTGCTACGCCAGGAAGAGATATTGGATGGAACTTTGAAAAGTTTTTAGTATCTGCTGACGGATCTATAACTCATTATCCTAGCAGTCACAACGTTTTAGATATTATAAAATAGCATATTGACATAGTTTGTAACTTTTGATACACTTATACTATGTCAAAGAAAAAAGAGCCGTCAATACTTAAGATGGACTGGAGAGCATTGGGCTATTGGCCAGTATACAAAGACGGAAAGAAGGTATGGGAAAAAGATGACACGGACAACAAAGATAGAGAAGACTAGAATATGGCCACTAAGAGTCATAGGTAACTTCTGTGGTGGCTTTGCTGGTAATCATTTGTTCAAGGCTTTAATGTTGGAAGAAGAGTTGGATGCTGACTTAGGCTTTCGTCATAAGTACCACGCAAAAATGTGGATAATTCTTAACAAACCCTACACATGGTGGGGTACATACTACCAACTTGATATAGAACAAATGAAAAAAGACTTAGAGGGTTCAGGGTGGGATGACCTTGATGAGTTTGGCAAAGCCTATTGGGAGGACAAAGAATGAGTATAGATGAAATGGCATTAAGAGAAGAAATAGCAAGAGAGATTGAGGCTATTCCTATTGAGCCAGCAGTAACAAATGCACTAGGTATGCGCCTGGCTGCAGCACATATTGCTAGAGGAAAAGGTAATTATATGACCAACTTATTTGAGAGGCAGGTGGATTTTGAATGATTAGTTTATTCTTTTTAGTTCCAGCATTTATTTTAGGATATGTAGCATGTTATTTTATTATGACATACAAAGTTAGTCAGGACTAGAATGAAGCCTACAGCCCACATTTACGATGTGGATGGTACATTGGCTAATGTAGATCCCTACCTGCACCATGTTCGTGGCTCTAATAGGGATTACGATGCCTTTCATAGTGCCTCTATCGATGCCCTGCCAAACATGGATGTGCTTGAGATGCTTAATAATTCTGTTAGCGATGGGCACTCTATTTTAATTGTCACATCTCGTAAAGAAAAATATCGTGGACTCACATCTATGTGGCTTGCCAAAAATAGTATTAGATCTCATGGATTATTTATGAGAGCAGACGATGATAACAGACCAGACTATGAGGCAAAGAAAGACATTCTTGATAAGATAAGCGCACTCTGGGATGTAATTCACGCAGTAGACGATAATCCAAATGTAATAAAATTATGGGAAGATCACGGTATTGCCACAACAAAAATAGGTAATTGGGATGGTAACAAGAATTGACTTACAACTCACAGAATGGTATGATTAGTATATGAAACAGACAAACAACAAAGTCTCTCAACATAAAATCAAGAGAGCGGTAAAGAATAAGAAAAGAACACAAGACAAGCCGTATCTTTCAAAGTTTGAGCGCAAACAACAAAGGATTAGAGAAGAAATTATCCTTGGCTCATTAAGGTCAGCATCTAACTAGAACTGGAGACAATCGTGATTGATTACGATAAACTAAAAAAAATCCCAGAAGAACTAAAGCATGCAATTATTAAAGAGCATATGAAAACCTACTATCATTGGACAGTCGGAATTCTTTGCTTTATAATTGGAACATTCTTTGGTTTATTAATTAAATAGGGTCTAGCACCAGTAGCCAAGTTGGTTAAGGCACCGAACTCATAATTCGGCTATTCGTAGGTTCAAGTCCTACCTGGTGTACTACACATCTGTAACTCAGTTGGTTAGAGTACCCGCCTTATATGCGGAGAGCCGAAGGTTCAAGTCCTTCCAGATGTACTATGTCTCCATCGTCTAGTGGCCTAGGACTCTGCCCTTTCACGGCAGCAACACGGATTCGAATTCCGTTGGAGATACTTTACCTCTGTAGTTCAGTGGACAGAACGTTGGACTTCTAAGCCAAGCGTCGCAGGTTCGATTCCTGCCAGGGGTGCGTGGTATAATTATTAAGTGACAATATAGTCGCTATGTCTATGTCGGGAAACATTTTTGTAGCGTGTTGCAACACTATATTGTCCTTAAATTTGTTTTACTAAACTAAAAGAAAAGGTAAGAAATGAAAACTATCGGAGATAAGTTAGGCAACTTTGCTGTTACTGGAGTTAAGCCTGGAGCATTAACATATGATGATTCATCATTTGAAGTACTAACACAGGATTCATTTCCTGGAAAGTGGAAGATCATTGTCTTTTATCCAAAAGACTTTACTTTTGTATGCCCAACTGAAATTGTCGCATATGATGCACTTGTAAATGATTTTAACGATAGAGATGCTGTACTAATGACTGGATCAGTAGACAACGAGTTCTGTAAGATTGGATGGCGTAATGCACATGAAGATCTAGGCAAGACTAACTCATGGTCATTTGCAGATACTGCTCATCAACTTGCTGGAGATCTTGGCATTCACCACTCATCTGGAGTTACATACCGTGCAACATTTATTGTTGATCCAGAAAATACAATTCAACATATTACAGTGAACAATCTTGATGTTGGTCGTAATGCAGATGAGGCACTTCGTGTACTTGATGCACTACAAACTGGAGAACTTTGTGCATGTAACAGACCTTTGGGTGGAGAGACTCTCTAATGTCTTGGGTTGAGCAACTTAAAGAAAATCTTCCAGAGTATGCAAAAGACATAAAGTTAAACCTAGATGCAGTTATAAATAGGTCTAGTATTGATTCTGATCAAGCACTTTACATTTCTATTGCTGCAGCATTTTCTACTGGCAATTCAAAACTTCTTACCTTCTTAGTTGCAAACGCAACCGATGAAGTGGAAAAGAATGCTGCTCTTGCTGCTGGATCTATTATGGCACAAAATAATGTTTGGTATCCCTATGTAGAAATGGCTGATGATGTTAACCTTAAGGGACTACCAGCACAACTTAGAATGAATGCCGTTACATCTCATGGTGGAACAACAAAGGGTAAGTTTGAGGCTTACTCCCTTGCTTCCTCTATTGTTGGCAAGTGTCACTTCTGTGTAAAAGCACACTACGAAACACTGAAACAAGAAGGATATAGTGTTGAGCAGTTGCGTGATATTGGAAGAATTGCAGCAACTATGAATGCTTTATCTAAGATACTTTCTGCTTAATCTTAGTCCTGGGTATGACTTAAAACTACCCTATTTTGCTGCCCAAAACAAAGAATCATCTTCGTATATATTTTTATCAAATAAAAACTTATTATGTATTGCCTGTATGTCTTCATTATTAAGTTTATTAAATAGATTTTCTGAAGAATTATTTTTATAATGTTCCCTATTTACTTCTTTTAGTTCAACATTTTCTTCTATACCTAGGTCTAGAAATATCTTTTTAATCAACAAAGAATAATCCATACTCTTAAAATCTTTATGCCTCATCATTAGATTGACTCTTTTTGCTCTTTGATTTACTAGATCTTCATCAAAACCTTTATTATCTCTATGGGCCTTCATTGACTCTTGAATTATGTGGGTTTGTGTTGGACTTAGTATAAAATTTTGAGACTGAAAGTTGTCCAGATAATGCAGTTCCTCTATCTTTTTGTGTACAAGATCTTTTGATATATCTAATATTTTTGTATTATCTTTTATTATGTGGTCTTTATCTGGATCTATCATATTTGCTTGATCTGCAAGCATGTGTGCAATAACACTTATGAAAAATTCTGAGGGCTCTCTAAATATACTAACTATGTATGTTTGATCATCTATTTCCTTGTGCCAACCACCATGCTTAGATACGTTAGGTGGCAACTGAATAATCTCTATATTGTTTTTCTTTAATACTTCTTCGATTGGTTTTAGTATATACTCCGTAAAAAATCTTCCACCTGTCTTTGGAATGTGTAAAAAGTATATCTTATTATACTTTTGCATACTTATTTCTTAGGGTGCTTTGGTTCATATGGTGCGATCTTAGACTTAACTCGACCATCTTTATATAATCTAACAATCCATCCATCTTTAATCTGAATAGGATTAAACGCTGCTGCTTTTTTCTTTGGCATTACTTTGCCACCTTAAATGGAGAATCAACCCAACTATCTGATTTAGCAACTGGAATACAATTTGGAACTGGCTTGCCATCTGCACCTGGTTTCATGCCTCTTTGTACATATCCATCCCAGCAAGGAGCAGCCTTGCCCATCTGTGCATCATACATAGCCATAGCAACTTCTGAATCTTCAGGCTCAACCATTAGTGGTGGGATCTGTACATACATAGACATTGCACATGCAGTATATAACCTTGTTGCTTCCCATAATCCGCTTTCTTCTTGTTCAAATAATTGAATCATTACCGCAGGATTTTCTGCACTTGCTTCCATATAATATTCTGTTTCTGGATTACCAAGAGCGCCTTCATACATAACATGTACTACTTGCCCTATATGGGTATCTCCTTCTCCACCGTGGGAGGTCATTGCGAAATCGCCTTCTTTTAACATATTAATAGTATACCATATTAACCAGCAAGCCTATTATGAGTCCTTATCCTATGGCAATTGGCACAAACCACCTCACACTTTTCGATCTCTTTCTTAATAGCCTTCCAGGAAAAACCATCGTGGATCATTCTGGATATGTTGTATTTCTTGTCTCTTATGTGATCAAAGTCTAGGATTATATGGTTACCAACACCACAGTCTACACAGCCAGAATCCTCTTTTATCTTAGCAAGCATCTTCTTATACTGCTGCTTATTATAATGGTCTAACTCTTTGTCAGTCATTGTTATTATTATACCGCAAAATATTAGGCCCCACACAGGCAATTCACCTGACTTGCGCCACGGTCTCTATCCAATGGGTAACTAATCCATCACTAAGGTCCTGTGTGGGACACTTCTATTATACTCCTACTTTGAACTTATCTCTGCTGCTCTTGCTTTTGAGAACTTTAGCATGGCACCTCTGATTGGGGAGTAGCCAAGATCTTCAGCCTTCTTTCCACAGGTATCAAGCATGAAGTTAAAGAACTTTTTAACTGAATCATTCTTTGAGTTCTTTTCTTTGTATGCTACACCGTAAGTAAATGTGGATATATTATAGGATAGTTTGTTAGGATTTTTATAGTTAATCTTAACTACACCACTTTTATCTGGAACAAAATCTCCAAGGAATACTGACGCTGCACTTACTGTTGGTTGTATAAACCTTCCAGCCTCATTTTCAACAGATACCGTCTTTAGTCCTCTTGCATAGGATACCTCGTTATATCCAATAGATCCATTTGTTGTTCCTTGCAACATTGCAATACCATGAGATCCAGAGGCACTATTCATATACTTCTTAGATATGTCTCCAGGGAATGCAGTTACAAAGTTTTTATTTCCTGGTTTTGTCCAGATTGTTGGGGCAACTGCATTAAGGTATGAAGTAAAAACTTCTGAAGTTCCAGAACCATCAATACGGTATACAACTCTAATCTTTGTTGCTGGTATCTTTGGTAGTCTTGCTCCTATTAGGTTTTCTTTTAGTATTTGTGGATCATTCCACATTGTTATTTGTCCCGCAAAAACTTTAGCAAGCGTCTCTTTGCTCATCTTAATAGTAACTCTATACCCATCAAGTTTATAGATTACTCCAATTGGTCCTGCTACTAATGGAACATATGTAAATTCTTTTGATGGCTTAACTTCTGATCCAGAGTAAGGAACATCTGACATAGCAAAGTCTGATACTCCGTTTGAAAACATATTCTTTCCAGCACCTGAGCCAGATGCTCCATACACAACAGAATCTCCTGTTGATTTCATAAATTCGACCCTGCATCTGTCTATAAAGTTAGCAGCAAATGTGGATCCAGCACCTTGAAGGTTATCAGCATGTGAAGGGGTAATAAAAAAAGCATTAGCGAATATGGCTAATGCTACTGGTAAAACAATGAATTTAAATTTCATACTTACAGTATATAGGACAAGAGTGTAAAGTTTTGTTATAAATGGCAAACTAAGAATTAACTTTAGATGAATAATGGAGCAGTTTATAGACTTGCTCAGGTCTCCCAGGGTGCGACCCTGGCTTATCCGTACTCAGCAATAAGGTTGCTAAAAGCAACTGCATGTATCATGACGGAATGTTATCAATTATACTACTGAATTTCAATAGTTTTTGGTTTCTTTTCTTCTGGTATATGCTTTTCTAGAGTCACCTCTAATATACCGTTTGAAAATAGTGCTGATTCAACTTCCATATAGTCTGGCAAGTTAAATACTGTTGAGAACTTTCTTGCTGCAATCCCCTTGTGCAAATAGGTTACAGACTCGTCCTCTTCAACCTCTGATCTTTGGCCACTGACCTTTAGTTGATTATTTTCTACTGTAATCGATACTTCTTCTTTATCAAAGCCTGCTAGAGCAAACTCTAAAATAAACAACTCTTGCCCTACCTTAATTAAATTATAAGGTGGATAGTTGTTTTGTGTTGTTCTAACTGTTTGATTGAATCGATTAAAGAATGGGTCATCTAAAAGACCCAGCATTGTTTCTACTACCACATTATTCCCCTTTCAAGCGAATAAATTAATTCCCCCCATATTGGGCAGGTAACAATATTATAACATAGAAAAGCAGGCCTGTCAAATAACAAGCCTGCCAGTCTATAGTAAGATTACTTTACTTGATTAGTTGTCTTGCCTCCGCCAGATGACTTCTTTGCAGGAGCCTTCTTTGCGGTCTTCTTAACAACCTTTGCAGACTTAACTGCCTTATCAACCTCTTCAACTGAAGGCATTCTTCCGAATGCTGTGTCTGAAGGGTTTGCTGCTCTCAATACAACAGGCACTAGTGCGCCAAGTAGTGAGTATGCAAGTGTCTGCGGATCTGTCACTCCAGATGCATACAACGCTGTTGCTGCACCAAGAACTGATCTACCGTATGACGCTAGTACTGCTTTGATTTGTTCGTTCATTTTTCCTCCTAGGATATTTATTTATTTGTTAGTTAATTACTAACAAAACCTTTTCTTGATTCTACATACTTCTTGATAAATGGAATTATAACCTTAGACTCTTGTCTTGGTACGGCGTTAATGAGCAGGTAGTTAATACCATCTTCCTCAAGCATTTTAACAAACTCATGAAAACTTTCGTGAGTAAAGTACTCAACATCATCTAAAACTTTTGAGACCTCTCCTTTTTTCCAAACAGGCCTCAAAGCATAGTTATTTAATAAACTTAACTCTTCTTCTGTTTCTCTAATAACTGGTGTCATAGTTATCATTATCTCTACATCTTTGGTTTGAAGCGGTATTTTTAGTGATGGATCCTTTAGCACATCAGACCAAAATCCACGCTTATATATGTGGTATGGTAATATAATCTTATTCTTATGCTTTTTTGTTTCTTCAAACACATAACTATTGGTTGTAGAAACATAAAAATCTAGTGGCTTTTTGTTTACCCTCATGTTATTTACTGTCTCAAGAAACTTAATCATATAGTTTGACTTATCTACTGACTCAGAGTTATCATTAACTTCGCCAACAATTCCCTGTATGTGGCTTTCGTGATCCTTAATATACCCTGCTATAAAATTTAACTGAAGTCTTCCAGCATCTATCTCATTTATTGAGTCATGGATTGTCTGAAGATACTGTGGAGATATTGTATAAGGTCTAATAGCAATAAGATACTTAATCTTTTCATTTAACTTCATGTCTCTGGCAGTTCTTACAAACATGTCGCCCTGTGTTGCATCATATGTAAACATTACGCCATCAAAATGATGATTGTCTAATGTTGATGTGTCTTCAAATGTATCGTTTTCATTGAATGTTCCACCAAAGTAATAAAATTTCATGACTTGTTTATCTCCGCAAACTTTTCTGACTCCACATAATTTTTAATGAATGGAATTATCACGCTATTTTCTGCCTGTGGCACAGAATTAATCAATAAATACTTTATTCCATCTTCTTTTAATTTTTTAACAAACTGATGAAATCCTTCATGTGTAAAGTACTCTGCATCATTTACAACCCTTGACACTTCTCCTTCTCGCCATACTGGTCTTAAGGCATAGTCCTTAAGTGATACTAATTCTTCTTCTGTTTCTCTAATTATTGGTGTAATTGCTATCATAATCTCTTGGCTTTTAACATCTAGTTCTCTGTTAAATTTTTTAAACCATATGTTATTTTTATATAGGCTATAAGGTAAAATTATTTTATTGTTGTGTCTATTGACTGCATCCAGTACTCTAGGGTTTGTAGTTGTAACAAAGAAATCTAGCGGGGCCTTGAGATTTTTGTTTTCATTCATTTCATTTAATGAGTTAAGAAATTCAACTAGATACTTTCTTTTTTCAACCTTATCTGATTGATCATTAACAGAACCAACAATCCCCCTTATACCGTCCTCATGATCTTTTGTATATCCTGAAATAATATTTAGTTGAACCCTATCTTTTTGTACTTTATTTAACGAATCATTAATCATAGCCAGGTACTGTGGTGAGATTGTGTATGGCCTAATAGCAATTAGGTATTTAATTTTTTCATTTATCTTTAAGTCCATTGCTGTCTGTACGAATATATCTCCTTGAGGAATATCATGTGTAAACATTACACCATCAAAGTTGTTTCTGTTAAGATTAGATGGAGACTTAACAGAGTCTTCTTCTCCAAGAACTCCACCAAAGTAATAAAATTTCATTTTGTTACCTCATCATAATGAGTGTCACACAGATCTATTATTCTGCTTTCAGAAGTTGCCCATATTCTGGTTGCTTCCTCTAGGCAAGGATCTGCCTCACACCCGTAAAATGCAGAGTGTAGGTAAAAATCCTTGTCTTTAAGTTTTATCATTAATCTATTTTATCATAGTCTTCTGGTAACATTTTCTTTAGTTCTTTGTATGCACCAGAAATTTTCTTCATCGAGTGATAGTGTGGATAAGCAGAAGATGCAACTCCATACTCATCAAAGTACGCTATCTCTGGCTCTATATCAGTAATAAATTTATTTAATGATTCCTGAACCTCATCTATATATTGATAAGCCCAGTCCCTAGAATCTGAAACAAATTTTAAAAATGCTTCATTAGATTGCTCTTGATCTGTTTTGTTTTCATCATTCATTGATTGCTGCATAAGCAAAAGGTTTAGGGTGTTTGCAAGAATTACACGATTCTTTTTAACTTGTGCTAAGTATAAAGATAAAAATAGCAAAGTTGAAAACACAAAAACTCCAACTAGTATTGACTCAATCATAACTCTTTTCCACCCTCTCTAACTAGTAAAACAATAGCACCGTTATCCTCTAGTGCTTTCTTTACACGGATCATATATTCTATTGCTTCCCTTTTCTTTTCTCCCGTCTCTAAAGACATAAAGTCTTTTTCGCTGGCTTTTACAGTTATAAAGTTATCATTGTCTATTATCTGCAAAGAAAAACCTTTTGGGCAGCGCAAAGATCTAAAGGCTCTTTTCATTTCATCAGTATACATATTACTCCATTGTCAACGACTGCCAAGTTTTACCCCAGTCAGTCTTACTCTTGTGGCTGGAAAACTCCTTAGAAACTTCTCCATTTTCCAAGTACACTCCACCCCAAACGCCCCACTCTTTGCCAGAAATTCCAACAGAGAAACATTCTTTTCGTACTGAACAGGAAGAGCAGAGCGCATCAATGGCTGGCCTTAGCAATTCATCTTCTTCGTATTTATCAAAAAATAAGTTTGTGTCGTAGTCCAAACATATGGCATCATCTTTCCATTTATGCTTGTTCATTTACTTCACATACTTATCTGGAATTTCCCACCCTTGACTAGAAGGAATAAACTCTTTCTTCATTTGCCACTTGTTATTTTTGTATATGCCAAACTTTGAAAAGTATGCTTTTTCTGATGGAAATGTTTCTACTACAGTCCATCCATCCCAAGACAGTTGCTTGTTGTTGGTTACGATTGATTCCATAACGCTTAAAGAATTAATTATCTTCATGTTGTTCCCGTTCTGTTGTGTGCTTTGCACAGGTTATGTATACAGACCTAAAATGTGTATACGTTAGTGTTTATATTATTTAGTTTTGATAAATGAACAATCTTTGAAACTGGTTCCTTTGGATTGGAAAGAAA